ATCTTGGCTGATGTTGAAACCGATGAAACTCTCCAAAATATAATCATCCAGGGTGTATTAAGCAATGTAGCTGCACCGGTTCTTACTACGGAATCAACTATTATTGAAAATAGTAATGACCCTACCATAGCTATTGAGATCACAAAAAATACTTTTGCGGATACTTTATCTGAAGATGCAGGTAACTGGATCATTGATTTTGGAGTGACTGATTTAATCCTTGATTCTATAACAAAAGTATCGGCTACAGCAATGAGTATAGCAACTACAGGAACAGCAAAAGTGGGGACAATCCGCATTCTTGCACTCAAAGATTGTTTTGATGCTCCAATAGTAGATTCTACTGTTCTTGAAATTGAAGTTCAAGTTCAAGAATCTGGAGAATAAAATAAATACGAGGTAAAAACAAATGGCTATCAAGGAAATCTTGGATAAGATTAAGGACAAATTGGGAGCGGATGCTCCTGCAGAAGTAAGTGCTCTTTTGGCGGATGCCACGAGAGAGGCAACTGACATATTGGATACACTTTCGAGTGCAAATCGGGAATCTGCTTCTCGAAAAACAAAAATACGAGAACTGGAAAAGGAATTGGAAATAGAAAAGGATAAAACGGAAAAGATGACTGAAAAACAAAAAGAATTTGAGCAGTTCAAATCCAAAGCAGAACAATATGATCAGTATCTTGCTAATCAAAATCAGGAAATAATTTCCAGTTGGAAAGCAGCGAATGAGAAATTAGCAAGTATTAAGGAGACCGATAAGAGATATGAGCGAATTAAACCTGTATTGGCTAAACTCAAGAAAGCAGAAGAAGGTAAAGAGCTTTCTGCTGCCGATGCAAAATACAATCTTGATCTCTATGACATTATGGTCTCTTCGGGGATATTATCAGATGAGGAAAAAGGGAGCTATCCCAATTATCCTCAGAGTAAAGCTCAAGACGGTATGACTCCGCAAACTACGGCTGATGCAATAATCGGCTTAGCAAAAAAACCAATAAAATAAAAAAAGGAAATTATTATGGCAACGACAACTTCAAACTTACAGGCATTAGCTGCTGCTTGGGGCGTAGGAAATGAGTATCAGCCCATTGTGGTTGATTTACTAAAACGCTCATCGCTCTTGCAGACCGCCACAGTAGCAAAAGCTTCACACGGAATTAAACACAAATTCCGTTACTTTAATTCGCTTCCTACTGCCGCTTTCAGAGAAATCGGAGAAGGAATTGTTCCTCAAAAGGTAGATGTAAATACTGCCCAGATTGATTTAAAGGAATTGGTCTTTGATTTGTTTGATGATTATCAGTCAATTCTACAATATCCTGGAGGCAAAGAGGGCTGGTTAAGAGACAATTATCCTGCAGCATTAGCCGCATTGACCAATGCTTTGGCAAAAGCCGTCTTTTATGGCAATGTCCCGAGCTTTGGCTATGAAAAGGCATTCAAAGGATTCCATCAATACGCAAAGGATTTAGGACAAGTAATAGCTAAAAAAGGAGCGAACTCTGGTTCTCGTTCTTCAATCTTTGCAGTCAGATGGGATGAATTTGACGGTGCTTCTCTGCGTTTCAATAATACAGAATTGCTCCAGGTTATTGATATGACTCCGAATCAGCCCATTCCGATTGTAACTGATACTACCACAAATAAGCAGATGAATATTTTCAAATGGATATTTTCTGCTTACTTTACGCTGATTATTCCCAGTGCAAAATCTGTAGCAGTTATTACTCAGATTGGTACATCTCATTTGCCTACAGCAGATGATATGAATGCCTTGATTGATGCAGTAGAAGCTGATTCCGGCAATACCGTAATTTATTGCAATGCCACTGCTCGCAGAGCAATATCTAACATCAAAGATGGTAAATTGAAGATGTATGCTGAATCATCTGATTACAATAACAATGTGGCTACTTGGCGTGGCGTTCCTATTTATCGGGAAGATGCTCTGGTCGCTACCGAAACTACTGATTTGGATTAGAAGGAAGGTAAATAATGGCTATTTATGAAAAATATGGATTCGCGATAGATCAGATTCTGTCTGAAAATCAGGCATTACCTAATGCTTCTTCTGACGATAGCACTAATACTATTAAGCTGGATGCAGTTGCGGATGACGGACTACATATTGTGGTCTGTGCTGCTTCTACCACAGTAGAGCTTGCTTCGAGTGCTACTCTGGAAATAAGACCTACAATAGGTGCAACGGAGGGAACGGTGACAACTGTATTACCCAGTATCCTGATTAAACAAGGCGTTCAATCGGATGTTTCCTGGGCACCTGGTGAAATGATTTGTCAATTCAATATTCCGGCAAAATTAATTGGTTCTGCCAGATATTTGAAACTGACTTATGTCACCTCTGCCAACGAAAGTGACGATAAAGTTGAAGCTTTTTCAGTGCGTAGATAAAGTAATAATTCAGGGAGGCAGAGATAAGGATAATCTGCCTCCCAATATTGAGTGAAAAATGAAATGGAATGATACTACTCTTTCAACTCTGGAAACAATCTCCAGATGGGAAAAAGAGGTCAATGAATTGGCTGGATATGATTCTATTCCTGCGATTCAAGGAAATAAAACAGCTCAGATTACTAATATAGATAAATCAATTGATTCAATCGTCTATACTGATTCTCTTGGCATATCGCATATTTCTGAAATTAAAACTCCCGGTGAATGGCAAATTCCCGAGTCAGAAATTATAACTATACTGTATTATATTGGCGAAACATTATTTGGTGTCTCCAACCTGAGGGAAGGAAATGGAACAAAAATAGAAGTTCTGAAAGAGGATGGCAAAACTACATCTTTTACGCTTACTGAGAATATCTGGATTATTGCCAAAGTAAATAGAACCTGGAATGCAAAACTGGAATTGGCAAGAGAAGCTGTAAAGAATGATATATTGACTATCCTCTATAATCGCACAGACGCTTCTACTGATGATGAGGCATTGGATTTAATCACGAATGTAGAGACCTTTAACACGGCTTGTGATATGAAAGCGTTAGAATTGATTTATCGCGATTTAGGTCTCGGGACTTTCAACCAAATGCACCAGATGAAGGCAGAAACATACGCAAGAGCATATCAAATTGCGATTGCCAGTGCTATTTCCCGGATGAGAGTAGGAATTGATACCGATACTGGTTCACTTCTAATTACCAGTGGCAGAGTGACAAGATGATAGAATTCAAATATAATTCACCTGTATTTAAATTGGGAAAAATCTCCCGTTCCGAATGGCGGGAATTGGGAATGTCAGCAAGAAGCGAAATAGTGAAACGCACCAGAAGCGGCATTGATATCAATCACCAACCCTTCCACGAATATTCTGCAGCAACCCAGGAATACAAAAGTGGGATAATGCAGACAAGGGGATTAGGTTCTTCTGTAGTGACACTTCAGGATACGGGACAAATGCATCGTTCTCTCAGTATTGAGGTTCAGGCAAACGCAGCCATTCTATATTATGCGGATCAGAACAGAGCAAGAGTAGCTTTACTGCACCAAACGGGAGGATATCATCTCCCCAAGCGGGAACATTTCGGCTTCAATAAAACTGATGGGAACAAATATTTGGAAAAGATTGCCAAACTTCAGACCATAAAAAACAAGAAGGCAAATAGATGACAAATCAAATAACTGGTATAACTGATGAAATATTGACTGCTCTTCAGAAAGCAGGATGTAGAACGGTGGGTATATTACCGGAGGTCTTAATGTTCTCAGGTAATAATAATCCCTTTGGCTTTATCATGCTTAACTCTGAAACAACGGAAAATGATAATGGTGGAATATTGACTCAGCTTCTGGATATATCTATCTTTATTATTACTCAAAATGGTATCAATAAAATGAAAGAGCATTGTAATGTTCTCTATGCCGCAATTGGCAAAATATTAAACAGCTCTGGATTAAACTCCAAAACCGCATTAGTGAATTTAGAGACAATTAATTGGCATGCTGATATGCCATTTGTGACTCAATTAGTGGGGGACTTGGACATTATATCAAGTATAAATTTTAACATCAAATATATGAATGCGAGGTAATTATGCGTATTGTAAAACTCAAAAAAGGAATGACAGCAAGGATTATACCTTGCAATGGCAAACTCTACAGATTATCTGCTGAAAAGGAGACAGAAGTAGAGGATAGTGTGGCTGCTATGGTGGCTGATATTCTGGAAGTCAATGAACCTGTCCAGAAGGAAGTACCCAAGCAAGAAAAGAAAAAAGAACTGGAAATCTCTGTAACAAATGAGATTTCTGATAATGAAACTAAAATCCCTAAGAAGGAGAAATAAATGGGAAATTACAGAAGTGGTAATAAATACAGAGTAGCAATCGGACTGGAGACATCGCTGGGAAGCGGGAATACGCATTCAACGGGAGGTGCTTCTCCGACTTTATCAATTCGTTGGGATGACTTAACCGTTATGCCTGTGAAATTAGAGCTTAATCCCGATCGTCAGCTGATTGACACTAATTATAAAACAGGAACTTCTCAGGCAACTGCCTATGAACAAGTTCAAGGTGTTAC